ATCTGACGGTATTAAAATTGATTATGTTGATCCAGCAGATATTGTTTACTCGTACAGCGATTCTCCTTATTTTGATGATCTATATTATGTTGGTGAGGTTAGAAGAATGACTATACCTGAATTAAAAAAGTTTTTCCCTAGATTAACCAACGAAGAGGTTAAAGAAATAGAAAACATGACCTATGATAGTTCTGTTTATAGATCTCAAAAATATACAGCTACTCAACAAGATAACTTTGTCGACGTTTTATTCTTTGAATACAAAACGTACAATAATCAAGTTTATAAAATAAAGCAGACCTCTACTGGCGCTCAGAAAGCAATACAAAAAACTGATGAGTTTAATCCACCCAAAGATGATAGATCACAGTTTGAAAAAGTAAATAGATCGATAGAGGTTCTTTATGAAGGTGCTAAAATAATTGGTTTAGAAAAACTACTTGATTGGAGGTTAAGTGAAAACATGACTAGACCTAAGTCTGATATTACTAAAGTAAACATGAGTTATGCTATAGTAGCGCCAAGACTATATCAAGGTAGACCAGAATCTCTAGTTTCTAGAATGGTTACGTTTGCCGACATGATTCAATTGACACACTTAAAAATACAACAAGTAATGTCAAGGTTGGTTCCAGATGGTGTTTATCTTGATGCTGATGGACTAGTAGAGATAGATTTAGGTAATGGAACAAATTACAATCCTCAGGAAGCATTAAACATGTATTTCCAAACTGGTAGTGTTATTGGTAGATCAATGACAATGGATGGCGAGATCAACCAAGGCGCTTTACCAATAAAAGAACTACAGACTGGATCTGGTGGATCTAAAATACAAAGTTTAATAACTATGTATAATCATTATTTACAAATGATTAGAGACACAACTGGTTTAAACGAAGCTAGAGACGGTAGTATGCCTGATTCTAACTCGTTGGTTGGTTTACAAAAATTAGCAGCAGCTAATTCTAATACAGCTACTAGACATATTTTAGAAGGTAGTTTGTATTTAACTCTAAGAACAGCAGAGATCACGTCTCTTAGATTATCTGACGCTATAGAGTACTCTAGTATAAGAAACTCATTTATAAACTCTCTAGGTAAGTTTAATGTTGCCACACTAGATGAATTACATAGTCTTCATTTGCATGACTTTGGTATATATATTAATTTAGCTCCAGATGAAGAAGAAAAACAAAGGTTAGAAAATAATATACAAATAGCTTTAAATAGAGATCAAATTACTCTAGACGATGTTATTGATATTAGAGAAGTTAAAAACTTAAAATTAGCTAATCAATTACTAAAAATACGTAGAAGAAAAAAGTTTGAACAAGATAGACAAATTCAAATTCAAAACATACAAGTTCAAACAGAGTCAAACTCTAAAGCAGCTCAAATTAGTGCTGAGTTAGAAGTGCAGAAAGAACAAGTGCTAGCTAACACTAAGTCACAATTAATACAGCTGCAAAACCAAGGTGATATTCAAAAATTAGAAAGAGAAGCTCAGTTGAAAAAAGATTTGATGCTTTTTGAGTTTCAATTAAACAGTCAACTTAAACAGATGGATTTACAAGTGATTAAAGGAAAAGAAGAGAACAAGGAAGATAGAAAAGACAAACGCACTAAAATACAAGCAACACAACAAAGCGAGCTTATAGATCAAAGAAAAAACAATAAACCACCAAAAAACTTTGAATCAATTAACAATGATATGTTAACGGGTGGTTTTAGTATATAACATTATTGAACTTTTATATTTTATTTTATTATGGAAAACAACGAATTAGAACAAGAAAATCAATTAGAACAAATTGATAATAAAGAAGTTACCAGTGAACCATCAGTAACTAAAACAAATGATGGTTATAAATTAGATTTTTCAAAACAATCAAAAACTATAGAAAATGAAGAGCAAAGCATGCAAAATGGCGGCGAAGAACAGCAAGTCCAAGCCGAAGTCAAAGGGAACAATGACTCCAAAGAAGAAAAAATATTAGAAGAAATTGTAGATGATGAATCTGCAAAAGAAAAACAAACACAGGTTGATACTATTATTGAAAAAAAGATAGAGGAAGAATCTGTTAAAAAAGAAATTGAATTACCTGAAAACATTCAAAAAGTCGTTGACTTTATGAAAGAAACAGGTGGTTCATTAGAGGATTATGTTAGATTAAATGCTGACTATTCCAACGTAAACGAGGAATCTCTTTTGCGTGAATATTATAAACAAACAAAGTCTCACTTATCTGAAGAAGAAGTAAATTTTTTCATTGAAGATAATTTTTCTTATGACGAAGAGTTAGACGATGAAAGAGATGTGCGCAGAAAGAAATTAGCTTATAAAGAAGCTGTTACTGAAGCTAAAAAGTTTCTTAACACGATGAAGGAGAAATACTACGATGAAGTCAAGTTGACATCACGTTTAACTCCAGAACAAAAAGAAGCTGTTGAGTTTTATAACACTTATAAAAAGCAATTAGAATCTGGGCAAGAACTATCATCTCGGCAAAAGGAACATTTTGAAAAAGTAACAAATGAGTTTTTCGGTAATGAGTTCAAAGGTTTTGAATTTAAAGTTGGTGATAAAACTTACCGTTACAATGTTAAAGATGTTAATACTGTTAAGCAATCACAAAGTGATCTTTTAAATGTATTCGGTGGATACATTAAAGATAATGTTTTGTCAGACGCAAAAGGTTATCATAAAGCTTTGTTTGCTGCTAGTAATCCAGATGCTTTAGCCGCTCACTTTTACGAACAAGGTAAAGCTGATGCTATTAGGGAAGCAACTATGCAGGCCAAAAATATAAATATTGATGGACGAAAAACTGACCCTGGTATTATCAACACTGGTAATGTTAAAGTAAAGGTTGTAGATGGTGAAAGTAGTTCAAAGCTTAAAATTAAACTTAAAAATTACTAAACATTTATAAAAAATGGCAACAAAAATTGTAGATTTATCTACCCCTGCTGAGATTCTTAGTCCAGCAACGTCTAAAGTTACTCTAGCTAGTAACTATGTTAATTTCACTGCATCTGGTTTTGAGCAATGGGCTCAACAATATTTACCAGAGCTTTACGAAGCAGAAGTTGAACGATATGGTAATCGATCATTATCATCTTTCTTGCGTCTTGTTGGTGCTGAAATGCCTATGAGCTCTGATCAAGTTATTTGGTCAGAACAAGGTCGTTTGCACATTAAGCTTGATGCTACTGTGAACGATGGTAGTGCTAATACTTTTACCCTAACTGCTGGTCACTCTCTACGAGTTGGTCAAACAGTTGCTATTAGTTTCACTGATGCCAGCTCTCCTGCTGCTTATACTGGAACTAAGGTTGGTAAAGGTTATGTTAGCGTCGTTGGTGCTACATCTGCTACTATCCTTCCTTACGAGTATGCTTCTTGGGATGCATTTGTAACCGTTGGTATCACACCAGCTATTACGGCTGATGGAGACAGTGTTACTATGTTCGTTTACGGTTCTGAATTTGGAAAAGGAACAAACGGTATGGCTGAATCAATTCAACCAGAGTTTGAATCTTTTTCTAATAAACCAATTATCATTAAAGATAAGTTCGAAGTATCTGGTTCTGACGCCGCGCAAATTGGTTGGATTGAGGTTTCAGGTGAAGCTGGTCAATCTGGTTACATGTGGTATATGAAGGCAGAAGGTGATACTAGGACTCGTTTCGAAGATTATCTTGAAATGTCTGTTGTTGAAGCAGTTAAGAAAGATACAGGTGCCGCTGCTACAGTTGATGGTACAGAAGGTTTGTTTGCAGCTATTGAAAGCAGAGGTATTGTATCTGAAGGCTTTGGTGCTGCAAATGCTAATAGTCCAACTGCTGCTGAGTTCCAAGCATCTTTAGATAACATCTGTATCGAGCTTGATAAGCAAGGTGCTATTGAAGAAAACATGCTTTTCTTGAACCGCGCTGCTTCTCTTGCTATTGATACTGGTCTTGCTTTGCTAAATGGTGGTTATGATAAGGGTACTTCTTACGGTGTTTTCCAAAACAGCGAAGATATGGCTCTTAACCTAGGCTTCTCTGGTTTCCGTAGAGGTTCTTACGATTTCTACAAAACAGATTGGAAATACTTGAATGATCAAACCACTCGAGGAGCGATCGGCGGTATTGAGGGTGTTTTAGTTCCAGCTGGTACAACTTCTGTGTACGATCAAATGATGGGTAAAAATATCCGTCGTCCATTCTTACACGTTCGTTACCGAGCTTCTGAAATGGATAACCGTAGAATGAAGTCTTGGGTTGTTGGATCTGTTGGAGCAAGCAATAGCGACCTAGATGCTATGGAAGTGCATTACTTGTCAGAGCGATGCCTTGTTACTCAAGCAGCTAACAACTTCATCTTGTTCAACGACACAGATGCATAGTCTTTGTTAGATTAGTTTTTAAAATAACTTGGGGTCATTAATTTGGCCCCAAGTTTATATTCTTAATTTTAAATTTTATATTATCATGTCAACATCTTTAGAAAAAAATTGGGTAGTTAAAGATAGGTTTTACTATCTAGTAGGAAATAAAAAACCAGTGGTTTATATGTTAAAAACAAAAAACATATACTGGTTTGACGAAGAAAAAGGATACGAGAGAGAGATTAAATACACAAAAAATCAAAGAACATTATTTGTAGATGAATTTACTGGTAATGGCGTTTTAGATCATGTGGCGTTTAGAGACGGTGTTCTTTTTGTGCCAAAAAACAAAGTAACATTACAAAAACTATTATCAATATATCATCCTAGTAAAAACAAGGTTTATGTTGAGCAAGACAACGTTAAAGAAGCAGAAAATGATTTGTCATACTTAGAAATGGAAATCGATGCTTTAAACGCTGCGAAAATGATGGACATCGATCAAGCAGAGGCTATTTTAAGAGTTGAGATTGGATCAGCGGTAAGTAAAATGACATCAAAAGAAATTAAACGAGATGTTTTACTTATGGCTAGAAATAACCCAGAAACCTTCTTACAGCTAGCTAACGATGAAAACGTTGCAATTAGAAATATAGGTATTAAAGCCGTAGAGCAGGGTATCATAAAGTTAGCTGAAGATCAAAGAACGTTTAAGTGGGCAACAAATGGTAGAAAGTTGATGACAGTTCCATTTGATGAGAATCCATACTCAGCACTCGCTGCTTGGTTCAAAACAGATGAAGGAGTAGAAGTATTTCAATCTATAGAAAAACGACTAAAAGAGTAGTAAATTATTAATCATATCTTGATAGCGCCTCTCCTGGGGTGCTATCTTGATATAAAACATAAAAAAATGGAACCAGAAAAAACATTTAAGTCTATTGACTCATACACAGGTGAAGAAAAAACTTGGGCTTCTTATGATGAATATATAGCTTCGTTTAAGAATAATAATTTCAGTAAGTTAGCTAGATCTGCGAACATGGAATTAATTAAGCATGAACCCACTGTTTCTGTTCCAACTACTTTTAATAGCGAATCATACGAAAAAAGTTTAAAATCAAGTTCTTATCAAGCTGGAGAAGGTAAGGAATCAACTAAAATGGCTGGAACAATAACCAGCAAATCTTTAGATGAAGTAATAAAAGAAAAACAAAGTGGTATTACTGGTAATGTATTTTTTGACGCTGGTTTTGCTTTAGGTCAATTAAGAAATCAAAAAGTACAAAATCTATCAAAAGAATATGGTAGTTTTCAAAATTACAAAGCATCTAAAAAACAAAAAAGAGATGAAGCGGTTATGAGAGGTATTGGAAAAGTTCAAACCGCTTTCAATATCGGTGAATACGGTAAATACACAAAAACTAAAAACAAGTTAGAAAAAAGGCAAAGTAAAAATCCGGCCTTAAATAAAATGCAACCTATAAGCAATGTTTTTTTACCACAAACCTCGACTAACTCACTACCAAAAAGGTATAATTAATAAACTATGGCAGTAAATGTAAACTCTGTTTATACTAAAGTTTTAGCTATATTAAACAAAGAACAAAGAGGTATAATGACGCCGTCTGAGTTCAATAGAATAGCACCAATAGTAGAATTAAGTATTGTAG